CAATTCTAAAAATTCTGATGTTAAGGTTAATTGTATTTGTAGTTGGTTTCTTGATCTTCTTAAAATAACCTCACAAAGTGCCTCTGCATTAAATGTATTAGTTACATTTGGAAATTGAAAGTTACCCTCTAAAACAGTATTATTATCTGCTGAAAGCATAGTTGCGTGTTTAAAATCTGTTTCAACATTAGTGTCATCTGCTGGTGGGAAAGAAACTGTGTCGTTCTGCCAATTCTTAAATGGATTAACATAAGTTCCAATCACTCTATTGTATTTATTATTTTTTCTTTCTCCTAATACTTTTGCACCACCTATAACATGATCTGAGGTTATTGTTTTGATTGCTGACCCTGTACCCTCAATTTTAAGTTTATAAACTCCATCACTATAAGTGAATAATGATCTCATTGGATTTAAAAGTTTTTTTACATTATCTAATACTTTTTGGCTAGTATCTATAACAGCATTAGATTCAAATTTAATAATTTTAGGAATAACATCTGTAACATCTACACCATTAGTAAAATTAGAAGATAAACTTGTACTATACGAACCACCACTTACTTGCCATTCAAAAGTTAAAGCACTATCCGATGGTGCGTTACCATAATAAATTATAATAGGATAACGAGAACCACTTACTAATGTTTTACTTCCTGATATAGTTCGGCTTCCATGTAAAGAACCATTATTTACTACAAGTTTTGCACTTTTATTATTTTCTACTTCTTTAAATAAATTATCTAAAGTTTGACTAGCATCTCCAATATAAACATGAGAGGCATCATCTGATGTAGTTTTAAAATTAAAACTAGCTGAACTTGGTGCTGTAAAATATCCATAATATCTTCTTGAGTTATGTGGGTTTGTACTTACTCCACTAATAGATGAAACATTAGCTGATGATGTGGGTGATTTATTTAAAAAGAAACTTGGATAATCATTATAATATCCATTGTATAATTCAGAAAATAAACCAGGTTGTGAAGATACACTTGTCGTTCTTGGTTGTATTAAAGTATCTGAATCAGTTGCAGAAGTTTGAAAAGAAGCAAAGTTTGTTTCAAAAGCATTATCTGGTAATCCTTTTCCATATCTAGTATTTCTTAAATAATCTAATAATACTAATGCAGAGTTTGGTGTCCATTTGGTTGTTGTATCTCTAGGGTCATAAACTTTTTTACCTTTTAAAAGAACTTTTACTTGTGGAATTCCTGTAAAAGAATCTTGATTCCATTTAAATCTAAAAGCTAAATAGCATACACCTCTTAATCTATGGTTAGATGTCCAATTAGTAGAAGTAGTTAATATTGATGAAGCTACTTGATCGTCAGTTCCATTAAATGCTTGTATTTGAATAAGAGAACCATCTTTATAAAAATGAGCATCTCCATTTGCAACTTCTCTTACTGTTCCATGAGTTAAATCTCCATCAAATAAAACTCTTTTATCATCTATAAATATTTGTTCTATTTCTTCTATTTCTCCCTCACAAACTACTCCAGCCATATATAAATACTCATTATCTGTTCCAGAAGATTCTACAAATACTCTTGTAATTCCAACTTGTCGTCTGCCATATACTATAGGAATTTGTGCATTGTTAGATTGCTTATTAATTAATACACCTCTTTCTTCTTCTGGTGTATCAAAATCAGGAATATCAGGTATAGGTAATAACCACCCAATAAATTTTTGTACAACATTAACTACTGCATCAACTACACCACCCATTAGTGATAACTCCTTTTAAACTTTTGACCTACTCTATAAATATCACTATCTACTCTTAACCAATTTATAGAATGATTTACTTTTAATTGTTTTCTAAAATAATGATAAACCCAACGCATCATTTTAAATGTATTTTTTATAGATACAATCTCAATTAACCATAAATTATTACCTGAGTTCCACTCGTTAGATTTAATCTTTCCTGTTTGTTTAAATCTATTTTCAACAAGATCATGGATATAAGCCCAATTAACAAATCCTACTAATTCGTTATTATCATAAAACTTTTTATATTGCTTAAGTTTAATTGATGGTTCTAAATAATTATGTAATGGCTTTCCTTTGTAACGATCAAATTTATTAAATAGATTTATTACATCTTGCATTATGCTTTACCCCATTTAATATCTAAAGTAGTTTGAGAAGCAAATTCAAAACCTAAATCTCCTGAAAAATGTAATTGTTGTGAACCTGTATTTGTTTTTCTACCCTCAATTTTACTAAAGTCTGACCAATGAGAAGCAACTACAATATTAGCATTAGATTGGTTAATACTTTCATCAATACTAAAAGATTCAATCCTACCTTTAAATAATAAAAATGGGTCAGCTATTACACCCTCACTTGTATTTAAAAATGCTTTATAAACTTCTGCTTCTTTCTCCATATAATTATTACCTAAAAATAAAGATATAATTGTCTGATCTGCACCAGAAAATGATATAGTCATATTGCTAACTTCTATTTCTGATGATTCTGTAACACTAGATATTTTAGTAAATAATGAAGAAGCTGAGTAAGTATTTGAATCGTAAGTAATATCTTTATAATGATCTGTAAATCTAAACCCTGAACCTACATTAATATAAACAAGGGTAACAGGCTGTAAGCTATCTGTTGCAAGTTCATTCTTTACTGCTGTTGTTAATGTTCTCGTCATGTTCTTCGTAAGTTGTTTGGGTTACACTTTCTGTACCTTTTAACATAGTAAAGTCGAATTTGCTATTAGGTTTCTTATATTCTTTGAGATCGTTAATACTAGCATCTATTTGATCTTCATTTACGATAATTTCAGCAATAAAATCGGCAGTTACCTTATGGGTAATTTTGTATTTTTTCATTATAAATTTTCTATAAGGTCTATCTGATACTTGTAAAGATCATTAGTTACAATAGAATATTCTTGAATATCATTAGAAAGTCTTACAGTAAAATCAACATTATCATAAATCAAAGCTACATCATTTGCTACATTTGATCTTAAAGGTGGTTCAAAAGTAAGTGTTCCCTCGCCTGAACCATCTGAATCTAAATCTGCTACTGCCATATAAACTTTATCTTGTCCTGTAAATCTAAAATAATCTCCAGCTTTTAAAATATCATTTGTGCTTGTAGCCATACCATCAATAGTACAGGTAGTTGCACCTGAAGTTATTGCACCATCAACACTTATAGTTCCTGAAGCTACACCCTGTGCATCTGATACAATAGGTGGAATAACAGTAAATGTATTTAATCTTGCTCTTTGTTTCATAATAAATGCTTTAATCGGTGCAAAGTTTGATCTACTCATTGGTGGATAATCCAAAGTAATACTAAATTTTTGACCATCTATTTGTCTTGTTTGAACTCTACCAGATGTTGTTACACTTACGATAGTATTTTGTACTGAACCAATACTAGCGTCTTTAGGTGCTGGAGAAGTTGGAAATTGTCCACTCATATTATACTATTGCCTCTTTACCTTTTTCATTTAATGCAGAATTAATTACATTAACGATTGTTGCTCTGTTATCAATTAATAATTCTTTCACACCTCTAACATCTGTTGCATTGATTGAAAAATTAATATTTGTTTCACCACCACCTGTACCTCTAGCAGATTGTGTAATTTGACCTGTTGAATTTGGTATAAATAATTCTGCACCTTGTTCTCCAACTACAACTGGCTGACCTTTTCTAACTGCACCACCTTTTGCAAAGAATGGTAAGCCACCACCACCACCCATAGCCATAAGAACAGTTTGAAGTGCAATTTGTCTTTTTAATGATGATTCTTGATTTTTCATTTCAGCTAATTTTCTTTTTTGTAAAGCAATATCAATTAACATTCTTGCAGTAAGTTCAATAAAATGTGCTAATAAATTTACTAATACTTGTTGTACCATTTTTCTAAATGTTTCAGCTAAATCTTTTCCAAGTATAACTGATTCAGCTATTGATCTTGAAACTTTTTTTATTCCCTCATTCATACTTCTAGCAATTATTTCTCCAATATCAAAAAATTTATTTCTCATTTCTTCTAATGCTGTTTCATTAGCATCTGTTATTACTTGTTTAAATATTTGACCTTGTAAAATTAATTTATCCATAAAAGTTGATTCAGGTATTTCTTTTTGTATTGTCATTCCCTCATGTATTTTACCACCAGGAACTTTAGGAAATTTTCTTTCATTTGCTAACAATCCTATTTCTCTTAATTTTGCAACTATCCTATCTAATTGTGAAAGTAATAAAGATGCACCACCAATAATAATATTTGCTTTTGTTGCCATGTTAAATCTTCTCATAGCAACTGTCGCAACACCTATGGCAGTAGCAAGATTATAAAAGAACTTAATAAGTTTAAATGCAATTAAAATTTTTAATGAAGTAATAATTAATTCTAAATTATCTTTAAGAAACTTTAATGTACTTGCTGTAACTTGTATTGCTGAACTTAGACCAGCACCAATCATAGAACCAAACTCTGCTATTTCTTTTCTATTAAGTTCAACAGTTTTTTTCAAATCTCCAAGATTATCTTTTAATGCACCAAAAAAACCTTGTGCTACTTCTACTTGGAAAATAAAAAAAGCATCTTTTAAGTTAGATATTGTTCCAAATAATGTTCTTGATAAATCATCAATTAAATTTCCAAATTCTCCACCTGTACCAAATGCTCTTTTTAATCCTTGTATTGATTCTTTTGTATTAACTCTAACACCCTCTTTAAATCCAGCCATAGCTTTAACACCTCTTTCTCTAAAGAGTTCAGCAGATGATATTCCAGCACTAAATGATCTTTGAATTTGTAATGAAGCTAAAGCAAAATCTCCACCAAGAATGGTTGCTGTATTACCTGTAATTTTTAAAAGTTCTTCAAATGATACACCAGATTCTTCTGCTGTTTTTCTAACTGTAGCAAGTGCAGTTATACCTTGTTGAATATTTTTAAGTTCAAATGGTGTTCCTGATGCAAAATCAGTAACTTCTTTTAATGCTTTTTTACCCTCTTTAGCTGAACCAAATAAAGCATTTAATTGAACTTCAAGATTTTCTATTTGTATTCCAGCATTTACAAAGCCTTTAATAACAAGACCAGCACCTAAACCTATAAAAGCATTTCTTAAATTAAATACTGACCTTTTAACTCTTTCTAAGCTAGTTTGAACATTATTTAATGCTTGTTTGGATTTATCCTTTGCTACAATGTCTATATTAAGTCTTTGATTTGCCATTATTTTAAATTCCTTGCTTCTGCTAATGATTGTTTCGTTTTATACTGTTCTTCTTCCTTTTTCAAGTATGCTAACCACAAATGATAATGGCTAACAGGCATATCAAGAACTTTTTGTATTGTTATGTGTAGTCTGTCTGCAACAATTAAAAGCGACCTTATTTCAGGGTCGCTATTTACTTTTTTTCGGCTTCCTCGAAAGAGGTATCTAAAAGAATTTTATTGGCTACTTCTGATATTATATTTGAATCAGCTTTTTTTCTAAGTGCAAATTTATCTTCTGGGCTAAAGGCTTTTATCATTTCGCCTTTTTCGTTTTTGACTTGCAACTTCATTATAAGCAAATCAACAAGAACAGTTAAATCTTGAAAGTTGTTAGACTTCTTAAAGATGATGTTTTTTTCTTCAAGGGTTAATGGCTCTGAATAGAATACACTAGCTTTACCATGCTCGTCTTTCCACTCCTCAACTTCAATAGTGATAGTTTTAAGAGTTTCAAAATGAGATTTAACTCTATCAATAACTGACATAAATTAGGATTATACAGTACCTATAGTTAAAGCACCTGTTCCTTGAAAAGTTACAGTTCTTGAAACGATTGCGTCCATTGAGTTATTAACTGACATTCCCGTAACAATTCCTGTACCAGCAAAACTTCTGTCGCCACTTGCATTACCCTCTGGGAGTAATATAAATGAGATTGAAGCACCAGCAACTAAACTTGTTTGTGGGCTATCTGTTTCGTCAAAGTGCATTTCTAATGTTCCAGAGAATGAAGTTCGACCAGCAACAAATGATTTAGTAGCATCTGTTAAAGCTGTATCTTCTACAACATCTCCTGTAGTTTCAAGTGTGAATGATGTTAGTTCCCCAACACCAGTTCCACCAGCAGTAACTACGCCTTCTTTTCCGTGATGTGTTGCCATTTTTTGTCCTTGTTTGATTTAGTTTGTTTGTTTTCTTTTTCTTGCTTATAGCCTAAACTTAAAAAATGTTCAAGATTAGATTCATTAATAACTATCTCTGAATTACCTTTATATAATTTAATATCCTTAGCCATAAGTCCTTTTACAGTTTATCATCTTCCTCGTCAATATCTTCTTCATCTTCCTCAAAATCTTCTTCTAAGTCATCTGATACATCTTCTTCTTCCCAAGTACCATCTTCATCTTCTAAAGAGTTTTCTCTAATTTCTTCTACTAAGTCTTTTACTTCCTCACAAAGCATAGACTCTTTATCGTGTAACTTTTCGATCTGATCCATTTTCTTAGAAATTTTATCTAATAGTTTTTCGTTTTTCATAATTTATCCTATGGTGTTCCAGCTTGATATTCGTACATACACCTAATTGTCATTCTTATTCCACCAACAGGAAATAAAGAACCCTCGTCAGTTTCTACTTGTATGACTTCTGTATCAAGTGCATTACCACTTCGAGTAATATCAGTTTCTAATGCAGTTTCAATAGCTGTAATTAATTCATTTCTTTTAGTATCTATATTGGCCTCTGCACCTTTAACAAATCCTAGTATTACAAAATCAATAGTACCATGCCTAGTTTTAGCACCACTTCCTAATTCAGAGTCATCTCTGTTTTCTTCTGATGTTTGAACTATTACTGCTGGATATTGTTTATCTGATAATTCGTCTAATAAAAAAGGTTGTCTAGTAGCTTTTATAATATCTGGGCTAGATATAGCAGATATAACTGACAATAAATTAGATGCTATGTTTTCTCTTACACTCATATTCTAAACTTTCTTAATTCTTTTTCTACAAATCTGTTGAATTGCTTACTTATAATCTTTTCTGTTCTATTGTTAAAGCCAAAAAATTCTCTTTTAGGGTCATTCAATACTTGATTAAATAATGCTCTTTGCCTCATTTGTGAATTACTAAAACCTAATGATACTTTGTGCTTTCCTGTTTTTTTTACAGAACTATTAGGTGTTAAACTACCCAACATACGACCAGAATAAAATAAATCTACTTTTACTGATTTACCCTCTTTGTTTAGTTTTTTTAAATAACCAGAACTATAAGGTGCAAAGGGTCTATCTCTAAAATCAATACCTTTTTGTGTTTTAGTTCTAATAATATCTAGTAATTGGAATCCAGCTTGTTTAAGACCTTTATCAATAACTCTTGATAATACTGATTGAAACTTTTTAAATTTTTGAGATACTTGTTTTGAGTTTGATTTTATCTTTAGATCGACAGCCATTATCTAGTCAATCTTCTAAATCCATGTAAAGGTTCTCTCTCGTTAGACACAATAGTTCCAGAAGAATCTACATCATATTCTACACCATCTTCTAATATCATTCTCCATTCGATATTGTATTGGCTCATGTAATATTCTTGCATTCTTTCAAATCTATCTTTTTCTGTTTCTGGTCTAAATTTAGTTAATGCTGGTAAATAGAATCTTCCAAGAAATAGATAAACACCAGCCCGTTCAAACTGATCTAAATTAACTTTTGTATTAACCATCTCAGCAGTATTAAGAACTGTAATATCTGTAAATATATTTGTCTTATATGCAGGCCACCATTCTAT